AGTGTTCTCGTTAGGGACAGCAAAATAAAGTCCTCGATACTGCGGATAGTTGTTCCAGAAATACTCGTAGCAAGCCGCCTGGATTTTACCCTCCGGCATGGAATGGCCGCGCTTCTTCGGCTGCGGAGGGGTCTCAATGATCGGCATTCTTCAGTTTCTCAGCCTTCTTCCTGTACCATTGCGCCTTGGCGAGATCTTGCTCTGCAGAATTACCCTCCTTCAGCCCAGCACGCCATTCGTACTTGAATTCGTTGCACTCGCAGAAGCTGATGACCGCCTGGACACCGAACTTCTCAATCATAACATCAATGCACTCTTTCCCGTTCTTCTGGTAGTGTGCCGGATGGTTAACTTGGTCGCTCATATTCTTTTTTCCGTTAACGTATTTCACGATTTCCCCGTCCACGAAGTACCAGTTCTCTTCGCTGGTCCCATACTCTGCGAATTGAGGATAAAGCTCCGGCGCCTTGGTATAGAGCCTTCGCTTGTGCTGGTCGCAGAAGGATTCTGTGAGGAAGGGAGGGCGATGTGCGTCGGCTAATTCGCTGAGCCCTTGAACCCAATAGTCACAACCATTTTGAAAGGCCCATAAAGTATCTGAATATGCAGCAAGGAATTGAATATATGGCCTATACATCTTCACCACCGGGTGATTTTTCCAAGCATCAGACTCACCGTAAATAGCCTTGAGAATCTGGTCACATTCAATGACCTGCTTCCTGAGCCTTTTCGGGTCCAGGCATTTCGCCACATCTATCGGCGAAGGGTATGGAACGAAAACTTGCATATTATTCTTTGTCAATGTAGCATTTAGTCTTACAGCAAGGGCATATAACGAATCGTGCATACCGAACTCCGCACGCTTTCGTGTCTCCGCCATTATAATCTCTATATTGTTCAGGTACATTATAAAGAAGATGTTCTTCTGTATCGACCTCGCCCGGAAGATACCTAAATTCGCAACAACAAACATCGCATCTGTGCAGCGTAGACGTGTCGTATCCTGGTCTAACAATTTCCATATCACTCAAAAATTTTCCGATAGTGTTCACATAAAGCCTCGCGGGTGGGGAAGGCCTCGCGACCCAGCCAAAGGTTCTTATCGTAAGTATAGACAACGCCGCCTCGCTCATTTACTTCCATCGCCTCTCCACATTCTATGGTCTGCGTCCTCGCGTCAAACCACCACACCTTGTCTCCTGGTTTCATACTACTTATTTTCTATTTCCGGGAAGCACCCGACCTTGTTAATAAACTGCCTCGCCCGCTCGTCGACCTCTTGCTTTGAAGCATAATTCTTTCCATTTCCGTACATCTCGTCACGATACAAGCAGGCGATAGTCGCACCTTCGCAAGCGTCTAAACGATTGTCACGAACAGAAGATCGCAGTGCGCTCTCTTGTATTTTTACGACCTCCCAAATAGAGATAATATCATCTTTTAACAAGCGATATAAAATATACTCCATCTCTGGTCGGTTATCGCACAACCATTTATAGACTTCGGCTCGATTCATTACTCAACTTTTACTCCTTTCATTTTCTCGGGATCATTGACAAGAACACTCCACATGCAGTTACTTACCCAGCCCGCAAAGTAGGCATACGCCTCATCATCGTATGCTTTTGCCGGACTGTTTCCAAGGTACTGCAAGTATGCATTCGCACAGTGGACCGACTCGTGTGTGCATATACCGCAACCGATTGACCTGGGGCGAAAGAGGATAAGCGCATAATACATCTTTTCGTCATTGTCTGCAAGGTTAAGGAGACGCGCCGTAACAGTTCCGTCCGTATCAAGTTCATCCGTTATCGGGACAATCTTGCTCTCTGCGTTGACCGCCCTATATTTCTCCTTCATCTCCTCCTTGTCGAATTTCTTCGTTACCAGCAGCGGAAACGGGTATATCACCGGGTCAAACTCGTAGATTACTGATTTCATAACTTCTCTATAGGTTCGTTGTATTCGCTGTAAGTACCGGTTTCTATATCAAATCCATCATAGAAACGGCAAGGGCAGCGGGTCTCATACTCCTTGTACTTCTTCCCTCCATTAAGGTACAATAGCCTCTCGTCGCGCCGCTCCTTCGACTCGAACATCTCAATGGTGTAGTCATTACAAGCATAACAGTGCTCGTCTATAATCCATTCCTTTTCTATTAAACCGTATAGTTTCATTTCTCGTATTCGCTTTTCTCTAAAAGACTCATATTGTCCTTCTCTATCAGAACAGCCCTGCCATCTTCGTCTTGGAGCCAGTCCTGAATAGTTTCAGTGGCCTCCAGCACAGCTGTGAAGGTCGGCTTCACCAACGGCCTTTCGTGCCAGTGAGGGCAACCATCACAAATGTCGGCTACAATCTGATTCCCTACACCCTCTAACATCTTTACGCATACGGGGAATATGTCGCAGTATCCGCGCCTGTTCCGTCTAATCTCGATGTCCACAACTACTCCTCTTCCATTTCTACGATTATCCTCACTCGCTTTCCACGGAATTCATCCAGATCAATGGCTTTCGGTCTGTTCTGATTGAATAGAAAATAAAAACTCTGCGATTCGCCATTCAAAGAGTCAGGATACGCGTCAACTTGTAATAAAAATCCGTCGTAGACGTTGTATTGGAATCCAACTATCCTTCCGACTTGTTTTGAAATAATCATATTCTTACTTTTTCCGTCCATCCTTCAAATCCCGTGCCTAAAACAGCTTCTGAGAGGAGTCTTCTTTCTTTTCCTTAATCCGGCCAAGTTTGTGCTCCTTGAAGAAGTGCCAATACTTTGGAGTTATTTTTTCTCCGTGCGTAGTACGCAGTATCTCAATCGCTTTCATAAACGCCTCCTTCATGTTAGATGGATTTTTTTGACAAACATCACGAAGGATCCAGTCGTTCTTCCAGCCGGCAAGTTTCTTCCTGGCAACCATCTGCTCAAGCGTTTCATCGTCTTGCGCTTTGCTAACAATTTCCTGCAGCTCCGCACGATAAATTTCGTGCTCAGTAGGGAAGTGATACCCGCAGAATTTGCAGTCGGTCCAAGACACTGGGACCAACCGTCCGCAGCCTTTGCATTCCTTCGTCGGCGCGACGCCTCCGCCAGCGCCAGTAGAATGCCAAACGGACCACACACGATCATCCTCGTACCTCCCCAGCCGCTCGTAGTTGCGGCCAAAGTCCAAGCACAGGAATTCATTGTCTTTTCCCGGTGCAATCCGGCTCGCTCTGCCAAGGCACTGCATGTATTTAACAAGCGATGTCGTCGAGAACATGAGCATAACGACCTTGATGTCCGGGATGTCAATCCCAGTCGTGAATAGACCGTAATTAACCAGGACGTGGAATTCTCCCCTGGCGAAGGCATCAACCACATCCTTCCTTTCTCCGCTATACTCTTCATCCTCATCAAAATCACCGGATAGACAATACCTAGCCTCGATGCCGGCCTCACAGAAAGCTTTCGTCAACTCAATCGTCTGCTCCGAACTGCAGCAGAACACAAGAGTCTTCTCTCCCGGGCAGATGCGCTTATAATTCTCAACGGCGCCCACATATCTTGCCCGGGACTTGAACTTCGCAGACATCTGGCTTAGATTGTAGTCACCGCGACCGGAACTCCACTCTACATCATCCATAGAAGGAGCATCCAGAGAGAACAACCGGCATCGACATAGATAACCGAGATCAATCAACTCCTTCACTTGCGGACCCACCACAACGGCGCCGTAGTCCATCCCTAGCTGGCGCATCTGGCCGTAACGGGCAGGGCTAGCAGAAAGTCCGACGACAAATGTCATGTCGACCGCCGGCTGCTCGAACACGAAGTCAAACTCCGCCCTATGGCATTCGTCCAGGATAATCAACTTGAAGGAGTCGAACCAGCTCGCCCATTCGTCCTTTTTAAGCCGCTGACGGAGCGTTTGCGCCATCATGCAGCAGCACTCTGCATCAGGACGCTTTCTGGTCTTCGCGAAGACCTCTGCCGCATTTACGCCCCATTTGCTGGCGTGTCTGGCATCCTGCGTAAGAATTTCCTCGCTGTGGGCCAGGATCAAAACGCGGTTATGCTTGGCTGTGGCCATAGAAGCCATCGAGCCGATGAGGACCCCCTTGCCGGATCCTGTCGGCGACTGCACGATTATGTGCTTGTGCTTCGCTAGAGCCTGACGTGACTCGGAGATGAGCGTCTGCTGGTATTCTCTTAGTTGCATGTCAAAACACTACTACCATTGACGGGAACGGTGCTCCCTGCTTCGAGTCGTTGAAATGGAGTCTGCCACGAATGAAGCGGATTTCCTTGGCCTTGTGATAGATGTAGTCGTGGAAATAAGCCGTATCTGTCCTGGCCGGAATGAGCATAACCACGACTTCGCAGTTCTTGCTCTCTTCGTAGCACTTCTTGACCCACTTGCCGATTTCTCTGCCGTAAGGAGGATTGCAAAACACTCTCGTTCCTGCCTCCCCCAATTTTGCGTAAGTCCATCATTATCAATAGTATAATGACGCTCGCACTTTGCGTTCTCGTGTGTACAGCACGGGTCGAGATTGAAGTGAAACTCCGCGTCCAGCTTCTTATAGAAGTCGGTCGGTGTAGCCCACTCATTACTGTTAGATGAAAATAGTACTTTGTTAATCATACTTGCGGATAGGCAGGACTCGAACCTGCATCAACAGAAACGGGCTTACCGGGAATTACGCCTCCACATCGGGAATATTGCAACCTCTCCCTCTGCTGCTCTAACCTATTGAGCTACCCATCCAAAAATCGGTGCGTGACATCCTCACTTTGGCTCTACGATGTCAGCTTCACGGATAATCCCAAATTTTCTTCTCCGCTACTCTTATTCACTGCCTTTCCGCACCGATTCGCCGCCGTTAGTGCACTCCTGGGCAATTACGCCGTGGGCTGTCGCCTTTAAAGGAAGGCTCAGGGGCTCACGCGGCGGCAATCCTACTATAGCCCCTTTTTCGGAGTAAACTTCTTGATATAGACCTTAACCTTGTCACCGACTGCCCATCTACCGTCGTCGCCACGGAATCCAACGATGTCCTTTCTGTCGGTAAACACGAACTTCTTTGCGTGTTTTATTCCATCCTCTGAATAAGCATCGACTATTTCTCCGACACCGATGTTCTCGTAGTCGTCTTCCTTCTCATCGTCTGATTTCGGTTCTTTCTTCAGCTCGGCGATGAGCTCGTCTGCCATCGCAACGGCACCATCAATATCCGCAAGGCCATCCGTCACAAACTCCTTCGCCAGCTCGTACCGCCTCTGCTCCCACGGATCAATCCCTTTCGCTTCCTCCAGCAGCTTGTCCATCCTAGCTTGCCAAGTGTCATCGTCCTTGAAGTCAAACTGTACATTCAAGTGCTCCTTGATGTGCTCGACACCATTGGAGTCAATGTAAGACACCCAGTCCTCGCCAGAGCGATCCCCGTATTCCGGATTATTGGACGCGATAACCTCTACAACCTCTCCGGTCTTGCGTATTGTCTTCTTTCCGGCCAATACGCCAAACATTGAATCAGAAAATTCCATAATTAATCTATTTTTATCATTTTTACCAAATGCCAATACACATTGACTCTTCCTAGCCGGCTTATCCAAATAGACCTAATAGTCGAGAACGGACAACCGAATCTATGCTGGCAGACATCTTCTAACTCTCCGTAATAACTTCCATCCGAGTTGTTCCATGTAGCCACATATTCAAGCCTACAAACAATCCCGTCCATAGTCTCGTAAGAGTCCGCTTGCCGAAGCGCGTTTGCCGGAGCAAGCATGTATTCTGCAAATTTACACTGGATCTTCATAAACAACAAGAATACATTTCGATTTGCTCAAAATATCTTTACCGTTCCCCTCCAGCCTTGCATAGCTGAGCCACCTCTTGAAAGCCTTGTCCCAAGTTATTCCGTACCGCATTTTGCAAAGAAAATCGCAAGTCTTGTCGCACGCTATAAGCATTACGCTCTTGATCAACACGTCTTTTCCATTATAAAACCTGAGTGTGTCTCCTTCTTTCGCGTCAAGAAAAACTTTCGTCTTCGCATAGTATTCACCGTACGGCAAAAGAATGTAGTTCAGCCACATCTTACCAGGCTCCTCGTGTGCCGGCCTAAAAATCTTCTTCCGACTTTCGCTCATACTTCCTCGTCAAGTCAAAAATAGCCAGGCAGAAGCTGTCCATGGCCGCATCCGAGACTTCCTTCTCTTCTTCTGGCCGGCGGCGGTAATCGTACGCAAACTCGTGCATGTAGGATATAAAGTCGCCAGTCGTGATCTTGTAAGGCGTCACAGACGGATTCCAGTGTACTTTGCTAGAGTGTTTGAACATCTCAAGGTTGACCGGATTCGGATAATCCAGCCACTCCTTGATGCCCATAAGATAAAACCGAAGGCAATATGGCAACAAACACCAGGTGTAGTTCTTCGCACGGACCTTGAAAATATAGTCCTCCGCGAACTTCGTAAGATGGTTCTCCCTCGCCCAGAAATACATCGTGAACCTGAACATCTGCCAGTCCAGGTCCTCCGGCTTCCCGATAACCCCGAAACGCCAGTCTTCCAGCCGAGATTCAAGGAAATCCTTCGCTTCCAGGTCATCCCCAAGCTCGTACGCATCAATGACGCCACGCTTGAAGCAGACATCAAAGAAACGCACGACCTGGGGCGCAGTTGTCCTGTTTAAGACCTGTTTCATTCACACTTGAATCCGAGATCACGAAGATAACTGAGAATATAGAAATACATTCCGAGAGAACAAGAGGTGAACTTATGCACGACGAGGACACCGTCATTCTCTTCGATTATCGCCAATGCACCACCGCGCTCATCACGGATAATGCATCCGTCCATGTTCATAATGTCGTTCGCCGTCTTTACACTCATAATTTGATAAGCTTTCCGTCCACTACGGACCATTCACCTTTCTTAAACTCTGCAGGATTGACCTTGGCATCGATCATCTTGTCGAACAGAAGAATCCTATGCTTCATCTCGTCGATAGACGCCTCGTAATCCTTCCTGGCAAACTTGAAGACAAGGCCACGCCAAGGAGCAAGAGGAGAATCAGTGTCCTTGATGATATCGTCGTCTTGGTAAATGTACTTGATAATCCAGATCTCCTCGACGGCAGAATTCGAGATAAACTGGCCAAGAATCTGGTCTCCGTGATCCTTCCACACCGCAAGTTTCTTCTCCTCATACGAGGTGTACTCATCACCAAAAAACTCAATGGAAGTCGCACCTACAAGGGTCTTAAACTCAAACACCACTCGACAAGACGGCACAAACGCATCCGGACTGGCGCCTACAGGACAATCCGTGGCGATCCAGAAAGGGATTTCCGGAAGTTCCTTGGAATACACAATCTCATTAAACCCAAGATTCGCCTTGCACCACTCGTAAATCATCGGCTCCTGTTCATTACCGATTTCCATGGCCCGGGCGGACACAGGGTGAGTAAAACCGTGCTTCCTCTCCCAACGCTTGGCCCGGATATAAGAAAGATTACCGTCAATAATCTTTCCGCTTGCACTGGTAATCTGACCAAGTTCGCTCGCCGTAATCATACCAAGCCGCTTCTGCAGCCATTTCTGTTCCTTGTCCATATGCTAACTATTGTTCTTAATCAGCTCTTTCTTTGTTTCAATCCACTTCTCCACGCCGACCTTACCAGATGCTATTTCATCAAGTAAATCGTATGCGAAATTCAGCATCGTCTGCATTACGCGACCAGCAAAAATCTCCGGATTATCAATACGCTCATCGGCTTTACCGACAGCGACAAATCCTTCATACATATTGCTGACTAATTCATCGTTTTTCATATGCTATTCAGGTAAATCGTCCAACGCATCAACAATAGCGTTCTTCACGGTCTCTGAAGCGAAATCGTAAAGCGCAGCGATGTCTTCAATAGTCTTTCCGTTCTTCTTCGCCCAGTCAATAATCGTCTGTACCTGCTCCTCCTGGATAGTCTTCCTTTGAGGCCGCGCAGCCGGAGCTGGCGCCGCAGGAAGCTTGCTGATGCGAAGCCCCCAGGTCTCGCCGCCGTCCGTGACGTCACGAGTGCGTTCCTTCGTGAGCCGAACAGCGATATTCTCAAGGCGGGCAGGATATCCGTCACACTCGGGGAACTGCTTCACCAGACGCTTCCGATTCGTCGCATTAAGCAACATCGGAAGAGTCGTATACGGATTCGGCGCGAAATGCGCAACCCATACGCCGTTCTCAGTCCTTCCGTTGATCATTTCGCTCTCCTTGTACTCAATACGAGCAATGATAATTCTCTCGATGTCTTTCCCCTCAGGGAGACACTCGACGCCGCAGTGGGTGAGCTTTCCACCTTTGCGGTAATGAATATTCCTCTGATCTTCCATATTACTGTTTTCCGTAAATGTCATCAAAATCTATGCCGAAGTAGGTCTCCATGAACCGTCGCACGTCAACTCTATCACTATCAAATAGTTGCATACCCCCCCCTGTCAGTGTCTGGTATTCCTCGTCAGACTTGCAGAAGAGATAGTAGAAACAGGCGTTGAGGGCGTTTCCGCCGATTCTCTTCCACCAGTTGCTCCCAGTATGGTTGTCCAGGAACTTCTGATAAGACTTTACATACTGCTTGAATAACTTCGGGTATTTCTTGAAATCAGAAAGTCCATTATCGCTCTTCAGCGGGCATCCGATGCATCCGAGGCGGCGCTCGACATGGAACCGGCCATACTCGTCATAATAGACCGGGGCGCATTTGATCCCCCTCTCAGCGATAAAGCACTCAACATCCTCGTCGGTCCACTCCAAAATCGGAAGGTACTGGCGCACCTTCTCTTTTGCGTTATAGACCCTGCAGACCTCCGGCTCCTTGTACCGCTCAGCACGCTTGGTGCTTTCACTGCGACGAATGCCAACGATAGCCCGGTCGTAAATCTTGTATTCCTTCAACTTCTCACAGCAGAAACGCTTGAATCGCGAAGGACTTCCCTTGCGTTCTACAAGTTTAAAGAAAGTCTCCTTTGGTCGTCGTATCTCAACACCATTCTCCTTTGCGTGTTTCGTAGTACCAGGAGGATCAATGCTTGTCTGCTTGTAAATCGGTACAAACGGGATTCCGGACATTTTAGCGAGTTCAAGAATAACGTCGCTGTCCTTTCCGCCGGAGTAGCACAGTTCTATTGGCCCGTCCTGTGGGATGCTCTGCAGAAGCTTAATGGCATGTTCTATTTTCTGCTCGTAAGTCATGCCTGCTTCTCTTGCAAATCCCGGGCCAGGGCATCAAGCATCTCTTCCTTGGTGTATGGAGAGCCTCCGCAAGACTCCAACTCTTCGAAAAGAGCAACTATGGCATCGATTTTTTTGAGGTCATCCATCCTCTGCCAACAATACTCACAACAAGGGAAGAATCCATGGTCCTCGTCAATATCAATGAAATGGATCCCGCAATCTCTTTCGGACTCTCGCACTGCCTCCCAAGGCAGGCCACAATTAAAACAGGTACTATTGGTCGGATATTTCCCCTGATAATACCTAACGACCGGCCTCAGCCTCTTGAACCAGTCTACAAATATAAGCCATCCCGCATAAATCCTCCCCTTCAGCGTCAATCTGTACGGGACGCCTTTAAACATCACCGTTTTACGCTTCCTGCACATCCTTCACGGCCTTCTTGAAACGACCATTTATGTCTCGCTCGACCTTCCTGCGTTCCTTCTTCGGGAGCTCGATGTGTTCCTGGATCGCCTTCTCCGTCTCCAGCGCAATCTTCTCCTGGGTCTCATCCTCTACTACCTCACCAGCGGCCTGCTTCTCGAGCCGCTTCCGGTACTTCACGATTGCCTTCTGAACATCGTCCACAAAACCCTGGTCCGTAGTAAGCAGCTTCCCGATCTCGTACATCGTCAGTGCGAATCCTTGGATGTTCGTGTCATCTTTGCCGGCTGCGAGGTATCCGTACGGGTTTTCGTCGGCAATGAAACGAACCTTAAAGTTCCCGCTGACTGTTGTAATGTCAAGCCAGAATCTGCGAAAGGTCCAACGAAACGCGCCGGCCTCGCCTTTGCGCACAACGGGGTTTGCAATGTGGAAGTACCACCATTTGACAATCTTTGTCCAAATCTTTTTCATAACGCTATTGATTTAATTGTTTCTGGAATTCTTCCCAAACCTCCGCCTCGTCCTCATACATCGACGGCGCCAAGAGCATCCTTCTAACCTGTTGCTCGCAATGCACAACCGTTGAATGGTCCAGGTCAAGCAGCCTACCTATCGCTGGAAGAGAATAGCCGTCAAGCCGAAGCTGATATGCGACCATGTTACGAGCCCATACAAGGATTTGTTTCCTGGACTTGAGCAATATGTTCGCTCCAACTATATCAGACATCAACTTCACATACTTGTTCGCCCTCTTGTCCTTTATCCTATCTGGGTGACGCTCGCATCCGACATAATTACAATACTTGCATTGCCTCTCAGAGGCTTTCACCGGCCAGATGCACATAGCCATTCAATTTTATCACCCAAATCGCTGTGTTCTCCACATTCCGGCCAGTCACTGTACCAGTCAACGCAGTCACCCTTCGCGGACCATATTTCCTCTGCATCCCTATCTGCGTAAAGGGGAATTCCGCCAGGGTCCCTCAAATTTCCCTTCCCACCAGTTGCAAGCCATACGCCTCCGTAGTAGCAAGAGGCCATCAACGCACTCTTTTCGGACTCCAGTATTCCCTTCGGCTTGTTCTTGAAATGGCTCCCAAACATAGGGTTTTCCGTATAGCCGTCGCCAATCCTATATTTCCTTCCCATTGGCATGGTCTTTATCCGGTGGCCGTCTTCTCCATAAAATACGATTTTATCGTGGCATATCTGCCCAGACGGATTCAGATACCAGAAGCATGCGCCTCCTTTGCTTGTCGCGGTGACATTGTATGCATTCCAAACCTTCCGGACCTTATCATCCCCAAAAAGACGCGCCATCCACCGGAACAACGTGCAGCTCTCTAAAGGATACTGCTTCGCTCCTTCCAGCACATCAGGTGACACATACTGCACCTTCGGAGCAACCTTCTCTCGGAACTCGCGGTTCCACTCGATTGCCTGGGGCTTCCCGTTGATAATCCTCAGCGCATCCTTGAAATCGCTTGCGCCTCCGAACTCGATCAACCACTGAGGAAGTGACACGCAACGTCCCCCCTCCTCACTCACCCAGATGCAGCCACGGCTGATGAAAACCTTTAACTTATCCCTTCTATAGGCATGGCGGTCTCCATTCAAGTAGTACCCGCCCTGCAGTCCCTGGCCATGTTTGACCAGTTCCATCCCGAGCAGCGCCGGCACATTCTGCATCGTCGCCACCGGATCATAATACCCTCTATATTTGTCTTCCTTTCCCATATCAGAACGGCAAATTTTCCATATCATCCTCTGGAGGCAGGTCTTCCAGCGCGGTCTTCACTACATTCTCCTTCTCATCTTTCTCCACCTCCACGGCCCGCTGCTCCATGTAGTACCACACGCCGTCGGTCCTTCTCTTGCTCAAAACGCCCATCTTCTTGAACATCTCGGTGACAGCCGAGCGAGAGCGAGGCGTTTCACCCCAATCCTTGCAGTAGTTGATATACTCCTGGACCCATTCCTTGAGGGATTTCCACCCTGGAGCGCTCCAGCTCTCCGGATCCTCAGCGGCCACATAGCCCATGGTCGAGATCCAGCGACGCAACGAGTTCGAATTCTCCTTCATCTCCTCGACAACCTCCTTCACGGCGGAAGCAATGTCAATCTTCCCCTCGTTCGCTATGAAAGTCTTGTACCCTTCCAGCATCCAGCTGAAAATCGCAGACTTCACCTCCGGAGCCTTCAACTTCATCTCTAGCATCGGGTCCTTGTCGCGGTCATCAATGTGATTCGGAGCCAATATAATCAAAAAACGGCGGAAATACCCCTCTGTGTCGTCTGTCGTCGGCGGAATCTTGTTCGCGCAACACAACATCAGAGGAATCTTGTCCACCTTCGTCGGTCTCTTTG